TAAACTGAATAAATAAAGTTAAGCAGTAATTAGAACTGTGGGGGTTATCGTATAAAGGGTAGCCCCCGAATCTAAAAAGGAATAATATGAATTGTGTACATTGTAAAAACCCAAACCCTGAAAGATGGTTCTACTGCAGAGCGTGTGGTAAGAAAGCATCTGAGGCTATATTTACAACTAACTTATATATGATGAGTGAAGCTGGGAAGAGAAGTGACATAGAATTTTCACAAGTTAGTATGGATAGCCATATAGATAAGATGAAGAAAGAAAAAACAAAGAAGTTAAACAATGTTTGGAAAGAAAGAGTAAAGCAAGCAGGTGTTAATTAATGGCTAATTTTGATATACAAATACAAGATTTAGTTGGAACATTTACAGATCAAGTAGCTATGGATGATTTCATGACTGCTGGTGCTAAAGAAATAATTAACTCTCTTCCAAACAATTTACTATATAAGTGTGCTGATAAAACTACATTAAATAATTCTCCTTCAACTTTATCCAATATGGATACAAGAGGAAAAGTATTAGGTGTTTTAAGATTGGATGCAGATAGTAGTGGTATACAAAGACCATGTAGGTCTGTAAATCCATTTAAAAGAGGTAGAATACAAGACAGTTCGGATATGGAGCTTGCAACAGCAACAGACCCTGCCTATCTTGTATATGATAATACCTTAGAAGTATATCCTACTCCTACTGCAAACCAAACAGCAGAGGTTGAGTTTGTATCCTTTCCCACTGTAGATGCTGATGTAGATAATGCAATAGCAAATTTTCCAGATGAAGCTGAATACTTAGTAGTGCTATATGCTTCTATAAAAGTTTTACAGCAGTTAATGACAGCAAAGCATGGCAATACAGATATAACAGCATCTTTGACTAAAATAAACAATGCATTAACAGATGCTACAGCTTCAGCTAATGCGGCTGTTGCCAAGTTTGAAAATGCAGATAGTGAATCTGTTTTTGGAGATGAGTCTACTTTTCTTACAGATGATTCTCAGTTAGCAAGAGTTAAGGGTGCTTTAGATGCGGCTGAAAATGTAGTTAACAATAATCAACCTTCATCAGATACAGATGCATTTGGTGCTCAGGCAAATGAAGATGTTGAAATAGTTTCTTCAGCTTTAAACATTGCACAAACAGAAATAAGAAGAGCACAAGCTCATCTTTCAGAGTGGACTGCAATAGGAGATATGAGAGTAAAAGAAATAAACGCTTACTTGTCTACGGCTCAGGGTCATGCAAGTGAGATACAAGCTAGGTTAAATGTTGATAATACTGAGTATTCTTGGTATGAAAAGCAACAGTTAAAACTGCAATCTGATTATGAAAAAGGTTTAGCTAAGTTGGTAGGTGCATAATGGCAGTACATTCAATAACTGTAAAAGAATTAATAAGTAGAGTAAGATTGGTTTTTCCAGATGCTCCAGAAACTTATATACTAAATTTAATAAACGATGCTTTGGTTGAGGTAGGAACTTACAAAACAAAAGTAGTTCATGCTAAAATATCAACTGTAGCAGATAGAATGTATTATGATTTAGCTGATGGTGCACAAGACTCTAGTAATAATAAGCTTGAAGTTAATCAAGTGATTAGAGTTTACTTAATGGACAATGAAGGAGACTATATACAAATACCAAGATTGGTTGATAAGAATTTATTATTAGCTGATATAGCAAGTGAAAGCAACGTAAATACACCAGATTAATTATGGCAAGCAATATTAAATATCCAGAGAACCAAGCAATGTACTTTATAGAAGGTGACAAGCTTGCGTTGATAACAAAAGTAGATTCTAGTGGTAATGGAAGAACTAGTTCTAGAAAGCAATTTAAGGCTATATCTGAAGCGGTTACAGATGGTATACTGATACACTACTATGCAGAACCAAATAGTGTAACTGCAATTACAGATAGTTTAGATATAGACAATACTTTAGAGTTAGCTGTTGTTGACTATGTAAAGAAGTGTTTATATATGGATAGAGCAGGCAAGGCTAGAGATGCTGGTACATCTCAAGCTTCTATGCTAATGGCTAGTAAACATGAGAAAAATTTTAAAGATGCTGTGCATAGGTATGGCGTAAGAAAGAAAGACAAAACAGGTGGAAGTAGGGTTGTTAAAGTCCCTAATTTAGTTTAACCAATATGGATGCTTTTAAGCGGTGGTGGAGGAATATAGGATAGATTATGGCAGATATAAATAAATTTACTACAAAAGAAGTACTAAACAAGGTACTTCTAGACTCTTCAGGCAACTCTGTAGCCGCAAATTCTCACACATCTCAAGAAGCGTTAAACGCTGTACTTGATACTTCTAACAATAGATTGAATGTATCCCTTGGTGGTAGTAATACTATTTCGGGTGACGTTACGATTACAGGCGACTTAACTGTACAAGGTAGTGGTACTAATACTTATGATGAAATAGTGCAAGGGCAACTTGTTGTTCAAACAGGAAGTTCAGGGGCAACTGTTGATAGTAATGCTGATGAATTAGTAGTAGAAAGCAATGGAAACGCTGGTATTTCTATACTTACACCTAATGCTAATACAGGACAATTAGTTTTTGGAAGTGATAGTGATGCTTATGGTGCTTTTGTATCATGGCAGGGTAGTGCCAATCAAATGACGATTGCAACTGCTAATGATGGTGATTCTATGGTATTGCAAACAGCAAATAAAGTTACTGCACTAACTATAGACTCAAGCCAAAATGCTAATTTTGCATCTAAAATTGGGATTGGAGTATCTCCCGTAGGTACTTTAGATATAAATATCAGCACAGATGCAAGAGGTTCGTTTACTTCTAGTATAGGTGAAATTGGTTCTGGTGTCTTTGCATTACAAGTAGTTAATTCTGCTGGAAGTGCTTTAAAACCAATGGGAATTAGAGCAGAAGATATAAGGCTTGTAACAGGTAGTGCTGAAAGAATAAGAATTAAAGACTCAGGGGTTGGTATTGGAAGTTCAAGTCCTATTTCAAATGTAGAAATAAAAGGAACAATTAGTGCTTTAGATGGAGTTCCATCTGGTTTAGTTGTTCATGATTCTGGCACAGCAAATTCTGGATTGCAATTAATAAACAATAGTGGAAAGTTTGCTATACACGCTGATGGATCAAATGATAGAGTAGATTTTTATTTAGATGATGCAACTACAGGAAACAGTTTTGCTGGTTCAGATAAGCTATTAACTTTAAAATATGGAGTTGGTGTTGGTATTGGAACTGATAGTCCAGCAGAACTTGTTGAGGTTGAAAAAGACCAAAATGCTCATACGGTATTGCAAGTCGATAATAATACCGCTGGAACAGGAGCATCTGGTGGGTTTAAAGCATCTTCTGATGGAGCAGATTTATATGTAAGGTCATTTTCTTCAAGCTTTACCACATCTGGTCGTAACATACAAGATTCAGTTCAATTATTAAGTGTAGGAGCATCTGGTGGGTTTGTAATTGCATCAAATCATGCTACTGCTGATATGTCATTTTGGACAAATGATACTAAAAGATTAACTATTGATGGTGATACAGGAAATGTTGGTATTGGAGAAGACTCTCCAGACGAATTATTGCATTTAAAATCATCTACCGATGCTAAACCAGTCATTAAAATAGAACAATCTGGAAATAATGTAAATGGTGGCGGTCTTATATTTCTAACAAGCGGAACTGCTAATGATAATGATGATTCTGGGGTTATAAGATTTAAAGGAATGAACGACGCTGGTACTCCAGAAGAAATTGAATATGCTACAATATATGTAAATCACGATGACGTATCTGATGGTTCAGAAGATGCTACTATGCATTTTAGAACTCAAAGCGGTGGTTCATTAGACTCAAGATTAGTTATTCAAGGAAGCAACGTTGGTATTGGAAATACAAATCCTTCAGTTGCTTTAGATGTTACTGGACAAATTAATGCCAGTACCAATATACTTGCAATGAGTGGACTTTATTCAAACGAATTAATCACAAGAAGTGGTAGTACTCTTGCTATTAAAACTTCTGGTGGTGCTAATATTGTAAAATTAGACACCGACTCCAGAATCTCACTTTCTAATAATGGTGGTACTGAAACAACTGTATTTGGTCAAGAAGCTCTAAATTCTGGTATAGGTGGTTCAGACGTAAGGTATTCTGTAGCAATAGGTCATAGAGCATTGATGTCTGAAGATTCAACAGATGGAGCTACAGCAGTTGGTTATCAAGCATTAATTTCGCAAAACCAAACAGGAGAAACAGGAAATACAGGAATAGGTTATCAATCCATATATAATAATGTGACAGGCACAAAAAATACTGCTGTAGGATGGAAAGCATTAAAAGGTACAGGTTCTCAAAGTGGTTCTAACATTACAGCTATTGGAAGTGAGGCGTTAGCTGTGGCTTATGGTCAAGGAAATACTGCTCTAGGTCAAAAAAGTGGAGTTGCCTTGACGAGTGGAGTAAGAAATGTATTAATAGGAGTAGATGCTGGTGCAACTGCTACAACTTCTAGTAATATGGTTTTAGTAGGAGCTTTTGCTGGTGATTCAATAAATAACACAGGGGCAGATGGTACAGTTGCGATAGGAAGAGATTCGCTTACAGCATTGACATCTGCACAAAGAATGACTGCTGTTGGTTATCAAGCTTTATCGTCAGAAGATGCTGGTAGCTATCAAACTGCTGTAGGTTATCAAGCACTATCGCAAGTAAATAATGATAATGGTCATAATACAGCTTTGGGTCAAAGAGCTGGTTATAACTTAACTACAGGAAACTCTAACACGATTATAGGCTCTGGTGCAGATGCTAGTGGTTCTGGTGGAGTTAATCAAATAGTAATAGGTCAAAGTGCAACAGGACAAGCAGATAATTCAGTAACGCTTGGTAATAGTTCTGTATCTAATTTTTATCTAGCACCGGGAAATACATCTGGGCAAACCATAAATTTTAATGATGCTGGTGCTGGTGGGTTTATACAGTATGACCATAGCGATGACCAACTAAAATTGGCTGTTGCTGATACTATTAATGTTAGATTGTATAATGGCAGATTAGAACCCGGATCTGATGATACTCAAGACTTAGGAAGCACAACAAGGGCATGGCATACTTTATATGTAAAAGATGGAATAAACTTTCCAGATGATGCTTCTGCAAATCCAAGTTCAGATGCAAATACTCTGGATAACTACGAAGAAGGCGACCACAATCCAACTACTGTTGTTGGTGCATCTGGTGGAGATTATACAGTAGATAGTACAAATGATGTTTTAAGATATACAAAGATAGGAAGGCTTGTAAATATACAAGGTCTTATTCTTATTACTGGAGATAATTCTGCATCGGGGCAACTTAGAATTTCTTTACCATTTACGATAGGAGACGGAACAGGACTTAGTGGAAGGTCTTATGGAAGTGCTTATTTATCTTCTCATGGAAGCGGCAGTGCGAACGATACACCGATAGAAGGTAAAGTTTATGCTAAATTAGAAGAAGGTAATGCTTTTTTTACTTTAGTAGAAGTAAATGACGATGGAACTGATAATGATATAGATAATGCAGATGTAGATGATGCATTTAACATAGGTGTTAATTTTAGTTATACTGTATAGAAATACAGTTGGAAATAAAAAATAAAGGAAAAATAATATGGCTTTATCAAAAGTAGAAAAAGATGATTATGAAGTAAGAGGTGAGTACAAGCATATAAATGTTCGTACTAAAGTTTCTATAATGGAAGATGGTGCAGAAATCTCTTATAAATATAACAGAAAAGTATTAACGCCAGATATGGATGTATCTGGAGAGTCAGGAGAAATACAGTCTCTTGCTGGTGCAATATGGACAGATGAAGTGAAATCAGCATGGGCAGATAAACAAGCTGAAGAAATTTAACAAACAAGGAGTCAATAATGGCTAAAAAACAAAAAGAACAGAAGCCAGTCTTGACCTTAGATGATAAAGAATATATCATTGAGGATATGACTGATGAGCAAAAAATAATGGTAAATCATCTTAATGATATACAGAATAAGCAAAGAACAAATCAATTTGTTGCTGAGCAGTTATCAGTTGGACATAATGCATTTGTTAATATGCTTAAAGAGTCTTTATCTAAAGAAGAGGAATCAGAGGACAAGTAAATGCTGATAAGAAGGTGTGCTCAAGGTCACGATATTAAGATTTATAGAAACACAACTCCCGGTGCTACTCGTACAAAGAATTACCCAGATGGTACAACTGAGACCTTGACATATCCTTCGTCTTATAAATACTTCTTATTAATAGATGGAGAGATAGAAAGGAGAAGTAATAGTTGGGAAACTATTGAAGAACTTTATGTTGAGAAGTGTGAAGATAAGCATGGTGATAGTCATGGTAGAATGTTAATAGGTAAGCATGAATTAGTTAATAACGTTATAACAGAAAAATGAAGAATCCTTTAGCAACATTAGTATCATGGCAATACAGAACTGGACAATTAGATGGGTGGACTGCGTATCATTTAGCCGCTGGAGCTTTCTTATGTAAGATATTTCAATGGTTAAGTTGGACAGATTTTTGGTGTGTAATGGGTGTGTTTATTATAGGCGTATTGTGGGAAGTATTTGAGTGGTTTATCGAAGGAGATGAAGAAACTTATGGAAGTAAAAAAGCATGGGCATACAATACTATAGCTGATATTGTTGTTGAGACTGGTATCGCATGGTGGATGGTGCTATAGTGGCAAAGCACGATATAAATTTTTACAGTGAAAAAGAAGTATCAAATCTACAGTTATTTACTGACAATTTATTTGCTTCTTCTGGTCAATTTAGTGGATATAGTGTAATACATAAGTTTGGACATAATACAGATGTTGCAACTAACTATGAAACTTTGTGGAGCTTTGGTGCTACTTATAGCTATTTAAGCTCTGCTACTTTACTGAAGCTATCTAGCTCTGATACAAATGATGATGATGGAGATACAGGTGCAAGAACAGTTTTGGTTCAAGGGTTAGACTCAGATTATAATGAGATAGAAGAAACAGTTACATTGAATGGGCAATTAGCAGTTGAGACTCAAAATCAATACTTAAGAGTTTTTAGAATGATAGTTAAATCTGTAGGTAGCAGTGGGTATAATGAAGGAATTGTATATGCAGGTACAGGAACGGTATCAAGTGGAGTTCCTGCAAATGTTTATGCTGAAATACCTGCTGGTTACAATCAAACAATGATGTCTGTTTATACAGTGCCTGCTAATAAAACTGGTTATATGACAATGTTTTATGCTCAGCCAGATGATAACAAAGGTTTTCAAACTAGATTATTAACTCAAGAAATAGATGGTATCATGAGGATTCGCAATCAGCTTCATGCATTTCAATCTCAAGCAAATTTTAATTATCTTCCTTACTTAAAAATAAATGAAAAAACAGATTTAGAGATTCAAGTAAAAATTGACCAAGGGACAGCTGAGTTTGGCGGTGGATTTTCATTAACCTTGGTAGACAATGACTAATAAAGTAAAAAAAATAATTCAAAAATATCTTGCTAATAGAAGAAGGAAGCAAGTTAAAAAGAAACTCATGAAAGGGAGTAAATGAATAAAGTAATTAAAACATTAAAAAGCGGAGATTTTCAAGTTGTTGATTCGAGTTATGATATTCCTGTTAAGTATTCTTATAATACAAAGTTGCGGAGGAAGAGGATGGGTAGTGGCAAATGTACCTCTCACACCTCAGGATACAGTTACAAATACAGTTTTTATCGAGATAGTGGATGCTGATTCAGTGGTTCATTGGTTTCATGGTAATATCAGCGATTATAGTAATTGGTGCTATAAGCATGAAAGATGGGAAGAGGTAAAGGTTAGGTGATGGATACAGCTACGCTACTAGAAGCCTATGGAGAACTTGGTGTTATTGGTATTTGTATGCTTTTATTTGGGTTTATGATAACTAATCTAATAAAAGAAAACAAGTCTCAAACAGAACATATTGATGAAATACAGCAAGCTTTAGCTAGTATGAAGTCAGAGCTAAGCAATACTATGAGTATATGTGTAAAGCTTATTGATTCAGTAAATGGATTTAAAGGTAGCATTAATGATAAGATGGATAGAAGGCACGAAGCTTTAATGAAAGACATAGATGATTTAAGTGATAAGATTAGCTACATGAGTGGGAGACTTAATGGTGGAGGTAAGCACTAATGGACAGTCTAAAGGTTACAGCTTTATCGTTTGCTAACTACGGCATACATTTAGCTAATATAAATTTAATATTACAATTAGTTATAGGTGTTATGACTATTATTTACTTAGCGTATAAAATAAAAAAAATAAGGAGTAATTAGCTATGTTAGTAAAAATGATTGCAGATGAATTGTTGTCTGACAGCACTAAGGATGAGCTTATTGATGAGCTTAATAAGTCTATTGACATTCCAATTATTAGTGAAAAAACAGAGAAGGCTATACTTGAAGCACTATGGAAGATAATCAAAAGCATATTGTTAAAAAAGCTAGGTGTCTAGAGTGGCTAAAAAGAAAGACCCTAGGTTGGCAAGAGCTGGTGTATCTGGTTATAATAAACCAAAGAGAACTCCAAGCCACCCTACTAAATCTCATGTTGTAGTTGCTAAAGAAGGTGACAAGATAAAGACTATTAGGTTTGGTCAGCAGGGTAAAAAAGTTGGAAAGCTTTCTGGAACAGCAGGTAAACCAAAGAGGGGTGAGTCTGCTAGAATGAAAGCAAAGCGTAAATCATTTAAGGCTCGTCATGCTAAGAATATTGCAAGAGGTAAGATGTCAGCGGCATGGTGGGCTAATAAGGTGAAATGGTAATGAATAAAAAAGTAAGAGCACCTAAAGGTTATCATTGGATGAAGTCTGGCTCAAGTTACAAGCTTATGAAACATAGTGGTAAATTTAAAGCTCATAAAGGAGCTAGTATAATGGCTGACTTCAAAGTACAAATGAAACATACTAAGCCAAAAAAGAAATAATGGCAACGGCTAAGAAAAAAGACCCTGCTAAATGGGCAAGAGCCAAGGCTAAGGCTAGGTCTAAGATGGGAGGTCACTCTGCCAGAGCAATGCAACTTGCAGTTAAGTATTATAAAGATATGGGTGGAAGATACTCTGGTAAAAAATCTTCTGGTAATAAATTATCTAAATGGTCTAAGCAAAAGTGGGATTATGTCAGCAAAGGAGACGCAAAGAAACCAAAAAAGAAACGTGGTCGTTACTTACCTGAGTCAGTTAGGAAAGGTCTTAGTCCCGGCCAAAAGAGTTCTACAAACAGAGCAAAAAGAAAAGCCTCTGCTTCAGGAAGAAGAAAAGCTAAATACAGCAAATCAATAGCAAGGAAGGTTCGCAATGCCTAAGTTTGGTAAAAGAAGTAAAGAAAGATTAAAAGGTGTAGACCATAGGTTAATCAAAGTTCTCGATGAGTTGATTAAAATTATGGATGTTACGATTATAGAAGGTCTACGTAGTGAAGAAAGACAAAAAGAACTATTGGAAAAGGGGGCCACGAAAGTAAAGTATTCAAGGCACATGGAGGGTAAGGCGGTAGATTTAGCTCCCTATCCAATAGACTGGGACAATAGAGATGGATTTCACTATATGGGTGGAATGATAAGAGGTATAGCTCATCAGCTAGGATTGAAGGTAAGATGGGGTGGCGACTGGAATAGTGATGGGGATGTAAAAGATAATACCTTCGATGATTTAGTTCACATAGAAATAAGAGATTAAATGCCAAAATCCTATTTAAATATAAATGATTTCTCTAAGGGTATAAACAACGTTAAGAATCGTAGAGACCTATCTTCTGGTGAAGCTGTTGAGATTGTAAATTTTGATTTATCTAATCGTGGAGAGCTAAAGCCTAGAGGTAAGTTTAATGAATTGACAGATGGTGACTCTCTAGACTTTGATGGTACAAGCACAGGAGTTTTTACTGCATCTGTAAATCCCGGATATGGATTGCATTACTTTGAGTACGATGATGAAACTGCAGTTGCTGGATTTAGCCTTCCGGGAAAATCTCCAAGTGGAGATACGCAAATTGGAACTGCAGGAAATGCTATAGGTACTGATTTTTTAGATGACGGAACTTCCTCTGGTTACTATATTGGATTTCTAGCAAGGTCTGACCAGCAACCAACCACGCAAATATCATTTCCTGTTTCTAGCTGGATTGCAATAAGTGCTAGCACAGGGCTACTTACGCATGTTAATAATAATTTTTTAAATGATATTTTAAATTCAAGTTTTCCTATAAAAATATCAGTTAGTGGAACCTCCAGTAACAACGGAATCTTTACCGTTTTAGGAGCTACGCAAACAAACTCTGCTTTAAGTCCGGGTGAAACTTGTCATTTCATAGCAAATTATGGAGGAGATGAGGTAAAAATTAAACTTAACACTGCAAATGCTTTGCTAATGAGAATTGAAGAGAACTTAGCACATGAAGCTATAGAAGCAGGGACTACAGTTACATTTAAAAGAATTGGAGTACAAGACGACGTTGCTTTGCTATTAGGAAACGCAGATGATAACAAGATAGATGTATTTAGAGCTTCTACAAACCCTGTAAAAACAGTTGATGTTATAGATATGGAAACTATAGCAACAAGTTCTACATATCCTAATTGGGTTTTTTACTCTGCTAATGGAGCTACTAGAGTTGCTGATGGAAACAGGCTAAATGCATCTAAACCTAAGTGGTATGGATATATTAAAAGAGATATGTTTTTTGCCGCTGAGTCTGGAGCAACTAGTAATATAGATAGCTTTATAAGTTACTCTGTAGAATCTAACTTGTATGCAGAAAACAATGACTTAGCTAAGCCTACTGTAGGAGCTTACATAGCCTCTGGAAGTATAGATGGGTCTGTTGAGTTTAATAAAACAGACGGTTTAGGTTGGAGTATATCTGTAGCAGAGAGCGATGACACTGGTCTTTGGGAAGCAAAGACTTACGAGTTTGCTTGTACTTTTATATATGACGGTAATCAAGAATCTTTATTGCATACTATGTCTAATACGTTTACGGCTACAGGATTAAAGAAACTTCTTTTAAATGTATACGCAAATCACAACCCTTCTAGTGCATCTAGTAGATATGCAAATAGAATATCTGGAGGTAGAGTATATATAAGGGAAAGTGGCTCTAGTGATGATTGGTCTTTATTAATAGATATAAGTATTAAAGATGGTGCTAGGTCTTCTCTTCTTGGTAACTACAATCAATGGGTTCAAGACAGCTCAACTGCTGGCTCCGCAGGAGACCATCACTTTAGAATAACAGACCCTACTAATACTACACTAGGAAACAGAGGCACTGTCTATTGGCAATTAGAATTAGAAGCTCCAAACCTAGATACATACGCTAGCCTAAATGGATTTTCACAATCAACAAAGCAAATATCTTTTGGTCAATTAGGAGCAGGTTACTCAACGGCTGTAATAGCTAACAGAAGAGCGTTTGTTGCTAACGTTAAGTACGATGAAGGTGGCTCTGGGTCTAATGATGGTTTAACAGAATTTAGTAGTTTTGGTGACAGGATAATGTTTAGTGAAATAGGAAAGTATGACACCTTTCCTAATTTAAATTTCATAGAAGCATCGAAGGGAGATGCAGAAAATTATGTAAGACTAGAATCTTTTGCAGATAGAATACTAGCTTATAAACAAAGAACTATGCAGGTTATAAATGTGTCCTCAGCTTCTCCTGCTAGTTGGTACATAGAAGATACAGTATACTCAGCTGGTGTTAAGTATCCATATTCAGTATGTAAGGGAGAGCTTGGTATTGTATGGGCAAATAGCAATGGAGTATATTATTATAATGGCTCTGACACAAGAAGAGTAAATGATGGTAAAATATCTGATGAAGAGTGGGCTTCTTTTGGAGGACAGCAATTATCTTTAGGTTACATATCAGACTCTAACCAAGTGATGATAATGCAAGACGTAGATCAAGCTAGGCATGCTTATATATACGATATAAGAACAGGCTCTTTTACTTACGCTAAAGACTTAGCTCCTAATGCTTTTAATGATAGTATTACAAATGGTTCTAGCTTTGTTCCTGTGTTAACCAATTTTGTAAACGACAGTTCAGGTAGATTAATAGTAGGTTACGACGTTAGAAGTTCAGAGTTAGCTGGTGAGAGCAATGATTCTGTTGTATTTACTCCTTATGATATATCACCAAAGACACATAAGACTTATAAGATTGAAACTGGTGACTATGATTTAGGTACTCCTTCTTTAGTTAAGAAGTTTTACAAGCTATATATTCATTATCAACATAGTGCTAGCGTTGTAGTTCCTGCGGCTAATGTTTACTATCAAATAAATCAAAGTGGTACTTGGGTAGCTTTTAACTCAGGTTCACTTACTCAAGCTAATGGAGTGTATAAAACAGCAGTCTTTTCTCCTTCTTCTCCTGTACAATGCCAAAGTATAGCTTTTAAAATAGATATAGAAGAAGGTACAAATGGTTGGGATACTGAAAGCAAGATATACATAAATGATATGCAAGCTCAGTATAGAACAATAGGTAACAAAGATGCGGTGGCAGGCTAATGTCTAGAGATATAAGAAGATTAAACAATTCTACTGAGCAGTCTCAGTCTTTTTCTACAGGAGCACCAGCTACAACTTTACAAGAAGGTGGTACTTTTGTATCTATAGAAAACGGAAGCTTAGCTGTGTATAGAAAGCATAAAGGAATTGAGTTTAAAAACTACATGACGAGAGGTGGCAATCAGTTAATAGACAAGAAGTTAACTGCAGGTGAGTTAGAGTATACAAGAAAATTTATAGACTATAGGTATTTTGTGCATAACTTTACAGATGACATAGAAACAACTGAGCACTATATACCTTGGGCTGGAACTGGAGAGCAAACATCAATGAATGTTAGCACTACAGGTTTCTTAGCTCCATTTAATATGACTATGCAAAAAATAATAATAAGGCCTGAAACTATAACAGACATAAATGCTTTATACACTATAAAGCTTTACAAACAAGAAGATGGCTCTACTTCGGTAGTAAACGTAGCAACTGCAAGCACAACAGGAAGACAAACAAGTGACACATCTTTTACTTTGTCTCTTCCAGACTTTGATAACTTGCCATTTGTTGCTTCTGGAACTAAGTGCGGTCTTTCAATTACAGCAAGCCTAGACCCTACTGGAGCAGAAGATTGGTATATAACGTCAGTATGGCGTGTAGAGGTAACAACATAGAGGACAATATGAAGTATAAAACAATGAAAGAATATTTAGGTGGTGGTTACATGAAGCCTATGCTTTACCAGACAGGAGGTTATATACCCGGATTGTCTCGTGCACGCTATGGCTTAGGTTTACAAAGAGATGTAACTAGAGCACAAGAAGAATTTGAAGAGCAATCTAGAAGGTTAGCTGAAGAGCAAAGAGGTAGAGGTTTGCTTAGTGGAGCTGGTAAGGCTTTAGGAACAGCTTTAGGTGCGGCTCTTGCTCCAGCAACAGGGGGACTAAGTTTGGTAGCCGCTAAGGGAATTGGCTCAGCTTTAGGCTCTGGATTAGGTGAACTAGCTGGTGGTAAGCTGTATGATGCAGGTGATATGAAAGCTTCTAAAACAGGTTTGTTTAGAGAAGATTTTGCAAAGCTAAAAGAAATGGAAAAAGCTAGCGAAGAAGGAGTTCTTGATAGAGCTATAGGTGCAGGAGCTGGAACTGCTCTAGGAGCTGGGTTAGGAATGGCTGTGGATAAACTTGGTAGCTATGCTCCGGGTGAGCTTTTCGATAAGGCTAAATATAAACTTAAAGGAGCTTTGGGTAGAGCTGGTGGTGCGAAATACTCAGACCCTGTTAAAGCAGATTTTGGAGCTACTTTTAATCAAGGCACTGGGTTATATGGCGACCTTCCTATTGAAAGTTTAGATGGCTTTGACCCAACTGAGATGGCGTATCTAGAATCTTTGCCTAGAGCACAGTCTTTAGGCGAAGCTAATCAGCTAGTTGGAATGGCTCAAGAATCAATGGCTTTAGAGGCTCAAATGAGGGAGTTGGCTGAAAACTTAGGAGGTATTATTGATGCTCAAACAAGCCCTACAGGTATGATGAAAGGTGGTCAGTTAAAAGAAGTACCAGAAGGTAACAAAGGTTTGATGAATTTGCCTGAAGAAGTTAGAAACAAAATGGGATACATGATGAAAGGTGGAATGATGGATAACTATATGTATGGTGGCATGGCTAAGAAGAAAAAGAAGTATGGATATATGGGAGGAGGATTATTAGATATGATGCCTTTTAGTAGGAGGATTGTATAATGGCTCAAGCAGATAACGTAGGCCCAGTTATGCTTAAAAGCGGAGAGTATGTTGTCCGTAAAGAAGCAGTAGATAAACTAGGAAAAGATACAATGGACATGATAAACAACGCAGATAGATTAGGTTATATGGGAGGAGGTTTAGTCCCCAAAGGAGGACATGGGCACTCTGCTATAGATGAACTACTTGCTTTGAATACATTAAGCACTCAAAAGAATACTGATATGACTAGGCAGTCTGCTATGATGCAACGTGGAGGTCAGATAAAACCAATCATGAGTAAGGAAAAGAGTACTTATTCAATAGGAGTAGTAGATGACCTTGCAAAAAGCTTAGGTTACTTTGATGACATGAGTGAGTTTGTAATACCTTTCAATAAAAGAAGTAGAGGATTACTAGATGACCTTGAAGAAGCTGGTGAGCTTGATACTCAAAAGGCTTTAGAAGCTCTTGACTTGATAGCAAAAAGATATTACGAAGGCACTGCTGACAAGATGTCTAAGCCTAAGAAATACCAAGATGGCGGAATGATAAGCTATGGTTCTCAAACAACTTCTGCTCCTACATTAGAAGAATTATACGCACAAGCAGGAATAACTCCTGTAGGTGAACAAAGAAGACAGTTTGAAAGCCAGTTTACCTATGACCCTTCTAGAGAAGAAACAACTGTAGCAGGATACCTACAAGGTTTAGCAGGAACAAGAGCTTCTGGAACAGGTGCATTAGGTAGGGCTATGGCTGGAGCAGAAGGAGCTGGAGGTGGCTTTGCTGGGTTTGGAGCTAGAGCTGGTGCAACTCAAATGGCAAGAGAAGCCGCTCAACGTGGATATGAGTCAGCTCAAGAAAGTGCTCAAAGAGGAATGTTTGAAGATATAAGGTCTCAAAGAGAACGTTACACCCAAGATGCATTAGCACAGCTAGGTCAGTTAGAAGATGTTGGTGGCACTCAAACATATACTGCCCCTCCTCCTGAGGTTAGTAGTTTACCCTCGTCAGACCAAGGAGCAGTTACTTATAATGGAGTTTCCTATGTATGGGATTCTGAATCTGGACAATACATTACCGAAGACCAGTACGAGCAAGGTATGAGTGAACATTACGATAGCATGTACGGTTAACATTAAGGAGTTATAATGGCAATAAGATTAATCAATAGACCTTCTGTTACACTTCAAGAGCCTGAAAGTGGTCTAGATGTATTCTTAAAAGAAGTGGCTAAGTACTCTAGCCCTGAGTATCAATTACGAAGAAAAGAATCAGAAAGAGCAGATGCTAGGCTAGAGTTATCTAAAAGACAACAAGAGCAAACTGAAGAAAGATATGCAGATTTACTCAATCAACAAGATATAGAAAACAGATTAGCTAGTAATAGAGAAGAAAGACTTCAGTCTGATTTTGAAATGAAGCAAAAGCAAAGCTATAGAAACATGGCTCAAGAATCTATTAGAAACCAAACAGCTGGTATGAACGCAGAGCAAATAGCTAATTACCCTATAGAGGCTTATAGTTCAGATGTAGATGACCCAAAGCTTAAAATGTCTATAGCAAGGCAAGCTAAAAATGTACAGAAAAATGCCAAGTTAAGAGTTGAAACAATACAGCAAAGGATTTCAAATCACAACTCAAAGTATCCAGATAATCAAATTTCAGATAATGAGGGCATGCTTTTATTCTCAGATGACACTTCATATAGAGAGCATCTATCAAATCTATACTTAGATGTCTCAAAGAAAGGTGACTTAACTCCTCAACAACTAGGGCAAATAAGGTATTTAACAGGAAAAATCTCTGATGCTGATGAGCAAGTAGCCAATATACGCTCTCAACTAGCTTCGGGAATAGCAATACAAAATGCTGAGGATAAAATAACAGATTTTGAACTTATGGCAAATAATGCTCGCAATAAAGTAGAAGGTATCTTAGGGATAACTGCTCAAGAAGAACAAACAGGGGGAGACCCTTATGGAGATGCATATGAAGATGATGCATATAAGCAAGTAGATACTAAGATAGCAAGCCTTTATGGCGAAGACGCACTTGACCCTTCTTCAGATACATATAAAATACTATTTGCTGATGATTTGGAAATTCCAGAACCTCCTATGGACATAGCCACTGAAAATGCAAAAGATGAAAGCGAGATAATTTCTGGTATTCCAACAGTTGATATACAGCCAGAAGAAGAAGAAAGTGAAGAAAAAACAAGTGTAGCAGATAGGTTATTATCTGGTTTATCTGGAGTTCAAGCTCAACCTACAGAAAAAACTGAGCCTTCTGAAGCTCCTGAATTGTTCCCAGAACAAGAAGAGAAAGGAGTTTTTGGAAAAGAAATACCCGGTAAAGATAAAAGTATTTTTAATCAAGAAAGAAGACTTAGGAATCCATCAGTAGGTTCTAAGATATTAAAGAAGAAAATCAAAAATCTTAAGAAGGATATAAGAATATCCGAAACTGCTCCCAATTTAAAAACTAGAGAAAATTTTAAAAAAGGTTTACCTAAGCAAATACAGGAGTTGAAAGATTTATTTAGTGTTATTTACGATGAATCTACAAATGCTTTTTACAATCCTAATAATCCAAAGGCAGGGACTTACGAAGACAGGTTAGGTCAGGAAGATATAGAATTTCTTAAAGGATTATAATGTCTCAATTCAATCCAAACATGAGTAAAGAACAGCTTGTTAATGACTTTAGAGCTGTTAACCCTTCTTACAATTCTATGAGCGATGACTTAGCTTATAGAATGATTGTTAGAAAATTTCCTCAATACAAATTAAACTCAGAGACTCAGCAATATACACCTAAAGACGAAAGTGGTATAATAGATAAGCTAGGAGATGTATGGAAAGATGGTTACAATAGGTCTTTACAGGGAATGGTGTATGAGATAACTCAGGGTAAAAAGAAGTATGACTTAGGTAATTATCATCCGGGTCTTGTGTCTGACATAGCCGCAGGTGTAGCTTCATTCTTTCAACCTCTTGATTTTGCTACTACTCTTGCAGGTGGAGGTCTTGGAGGTGCGGCTACTAAAGCCGTAGCTACTAAGTATGTAACTAAAAAACTAATACAAAATGGAGCTAAGCCTAAGGTAGCACAAAGAGCCGCTAGAATGGCTGTTAAATCAAATGCTTTACCAAAGGTAGCAACTGCATCTGCAGGTGGAGCAGGAGCTTTAGGTTTGTACTCTGGAGCTGGAGAAGCATTGAATGAATATATATCAGATGGGACAGTAACACCCGGTAAAGTAGTAAAGGCTGGGGCTAAAGGTGCAGTTCTAGGAGGTATGACAGGAGCTACAAATGCTTATCTAACTCAAAAAGGTGTAGGTGTTTTAGGTAGAACATTAGCAGAAGTTGCTGAGTTTGGAACAGTATCACCTGCATTAGAAGGAAGAACTCCTACTACAGAAGACTGGATTCATGCAGGAGGTATGATACTAGGTATTAAGGGTGTAAATACAGTAGCTAGTAAAGGATTTAAAAAGCTTAATGAATTTAGAAAAGAGGCTACAAAGCAAGAGATAACTTACGAAACTGCACCATCAGATTTAGACTTAACTATACAAAGTAAAGAGATTGCAAGGCGAACTTATGAAACAGAGCTTCGTGATAATATATACGTAGATAACCAAAAGCAGAGAAGAAAAGTAAGGATTTTAAGTACTAATCCTGAAGAAGGTAAGGTACAATTTAGATTTACAGATACTAATGAGGTAGTTGTTAGAGATACAAAGTTCTTTAATCAAAACTATAGAAAAGAAAATTATGAAAAATTAAGTCCTAAAGAATTAAAGGAAGTATATAGTAAAGAAATAAGAAAAATGGAAAAAGAGTTAGGGCACGACTCAACTCAAAAAGAAACTAATAGAGGTTTACGTAAAGCTTCTGAAGGTAAGAAAGCACTTCCTAAAACATTAAGAGAAAATAGCAATGGTTATCTATCTGAATTGCATGGTAAGCTTACCACTGAGTTATATACTAAGCAAGTATTAAATCACATGGAGAAAAATGGCATACCTATGCAGAAAGCTAGGTACAGTATTTTCTTAGATAATATACTACCAAAGCCAGCTAATAAATTATTAGATATTGTTAGACCAGCTAGAAACCAAGGAACTGTTAGCCCTATTAGAAGAATATACGTTGCTAAAGTAGACCAGTTTGTAGTAGATCAAAGACGTACCTTGTCAGAAACATACGACTTAATGAGTGAATTTGGATTTAATACAGAGAAACCAACTAAAGCTCAAGTTGAAAGACTTTCTAATGCTATAGGAATAAATAAATCTGAAGTTTCTAGTAGATATTGGGAGCTATTATCAGATGCTGTAGAAAAAGGAATAGATATAAAAGAGACAAGGGATTATAAGCAAATATCCGATTTTTTATTTAACAGGGCTAAGGAGTCTGGTGTAGATGTAGGTTATCTACAAAACTATATACCAAGAATATTAAAGCAAGGTCTTGCTGAAAAAGTATTTGCAGATATATATAAAATATCTGAATTTGTTTCTAAGGAATCTGCTAGAAGCGGAGAAGAAATGATGGTTAAGAATTTAAAAAGTGATTATATAGATTTGATAATTCAAGCCATGAACAACCCAAATGATTTTATAAAAAACAGAGGTGGAGAAGCTAACTTTTTAAACAGAGTTATTAGAAATTCTATATCATCTTTGTCTAAAGAAACAAGAGAAGCATACGACGAAATACTAAAAGGAGTAAAGAAACAAGATAAGCTTGAAGAGCTTAGTCCATTTAAGGCTATGGCTTTAATGGGGAGGTTGACATACGGAGAAGTATTTAAGCTTGATGGTAACTTAGAAAAATCTAGGACATATGAACTACCTAGCAACTTTTATGAAAAAGATATTAGAAAACTTCTTGGTATATATTCTTCTAATGTAGCTAGGCGTTCAGCTGAGGTAAAAAACTTTGGAAGAAAGGGAGAGATATACGAAAATTTACTGAACAATCTTAAAGGCTCTGAAAGTGACCTTGCTATAATGAGAGAGTTACATAATCACGTTATGGGAACAATAGGTTATAATAGAAGATACAATCTAAATCCCGGAATCAAAGACTTTATGCAAAAGGTTATGGAATGGGAAACTTCTACTAAGATTGCACTAGGTACAGCAACAGCTATGAACCTTTCTCAGTTTGCTATATCATCTGCTCTATCTGCAGGGTATTGGAGATTTACAAAAGGTACTTACAAGTATATGACGGATAAAGAATTTAGAAAACAAGTTGATGCATCTGGTGGTAACTTGTATAAGTATATCAACGAAATGATGGGGTTATCTCAACAAAGTGATATATCTAAAAAAGTAGTAGGTAAGTTAACTGACATATCTCAATTTAATAGAATAAACTCTATTAATAATATATTAGCGGCCGCATCTGCAAGGGTATTAATAGATGACTTAGTAGCTATAACATCTGGAAAGAGAGGCATAGGGCTAGGAAGAATGGGTTCTAAAGGATGGGCTAAGTCTACATTAAGTAAGATGGGCATAGACCCTAACCAAATAAAAAACGGTAAGCTAGGAGACTCTGCAATAATAAATGCTATGGGTAGATTTGCAGTTAGAACTCAGTTGCAGAAAGACATACTTGCAGACCCTCTTATTTTAAATAGACCTATTATGAAACCTTTTCTACAGTTTAAATCATTTGGTCTTAGGCAGTACAACTTTATAACAGATACATTGAAGTTTGATTTAGCACATGGAAACTTTATGCCACTACTTAGATTAGCGGCAGGT